AATATTCTTATTGCATTCTATTAATTCTTTATTCTTGACCTCTCCATTACGTTGTAATTCAAATTTTCCTGTACCAGCATACTTCTTTATTAATTCTTCAACTTCTTCTATAGATATAGTTAAATAACTTCTACCACTTATATAATTGTTATGTCCTAATATATGCTTTCCTTGTTTTCCTATATGAATATTCTTTGGTTGATTATCTGATTTTACAAATTTTCTCTTTTCTTCTATTTTAGCACTTTCGTATCTACTTCTCAATGCTTCTTCATGGTTCTTAAGAGACTTGCCATTAATTCCTTGTACTTCTTCTCTTTTGTAGTTTCTTCTAAGCTGATTATACTTTTCTAAATGATCCTTTAAAGCCTTACTTAACTCTTTGACTTTTCTATGAGCCATTTGTTGACTTTCTAAATCAACTGTACCAGCTTCAATCCTTTTCCACTTTCTAATCTGCCTTTCTAGGTATCTTTGCTTTTGTTCTGCTTCATATAGCTTTATTGCTTCCTTACCATCTGGTACTTTAGGAAGATTAGTTATACCAGGAAAGAATGTTGTTATTGAATGCCTACAGTTAGGATGTAATAATCCTGCTGTTACAGCTTCACTTAATAATGGGTAATCTCCATCTAGCTTAGTACCATGTGAAAATACATCATCAATTAATACTTTACCTTGCCATGGTTCACACATCTTACAAGTATTTGCATGTGCACTTACAACTACAGTATATACACCATATTCATCTCTTTTCTTTCCTTCTCCTAACAATGTTGCTCTATGATTAGCTGTCCTTAAACACATCTCTGCATAAGAAGCTATATTCACTCTAGCACCATTTTTATATGTTATGGAATCTATCCCTTTAGCAAGAAAATCCTTAGTAGCCATATCTATAGCTTGTGGTAATGTCTTAACTCCATTTTGTAAGTACATATGACTCTTGAATATAGTTTGTCTATATACATCATCCATCTTTCTTAAAACAGAATATTGAGCTTTATTTAAGTCTTTATTGACTGTTTCAATTAAAGCTTCTAACTTCTTATCATTAACTCCAAAGAAATTTGTTTCTTGTGGTACTGCTCCTGGTCTTCCTAGCTCTTTATGAATATACTCTCGTACTGTTTGTACTTCTTGTATATCCTCTGGAAACTCTATAGACGAATGACTTTTACTCTTCCATCCAAAGAAGCCTTTAACCTTATCTAAGAAAGTCTTAAATCTATTTTGACCTTTACTATAGTTACCTCTTAACTCTCTGTCTATCGCTTGCTGTATAGGCTTAGAATAGCTATCTACTATATCCTTATTCCTTTTCCTATACTTCTCCATTTCTCTAAGCTTAGTTAGTTGCCATTGTTCCCACTCAAAACCTTCTTTAGCCTGTTCTGATTGGTGAAAATAAAAAGCCCTATGCATACTAGAAATTAAATCAAGCTCCATTTGCTCGAATATCTTTCTAACATCATAAGACTTTGCTCTTTCCTTAATAGCTTCATCCTGTATGGATTTCTTAGTTATCTTCTTAAGTATTTCTCCTAATTTACTAGGATTATTCTTCTTCGACATCTAAATCCACATCCTCTGGATTATCTAGGTTGTTATAATCTTCATCATCTACTGTTTTCGGTTCTTCTGCTTCTATCATTCCATTCTGCTCTTTTATTCTTTGTACTTCTAAAGCTTTATCATCATTTGTCATTGTATCCCCATATAATTCATCTACTACTTTTTCAATGGACATAATACCATAACTCTTAGCCTTTCCTACTATCTCTACTACAGTATCAAATGAAGGACTTGCATATTCACCAAAAGTAATAGTAGTTTCATATTCTCCTGGTGTCTTCTTCTTAGCAAAGAATATATTGTAAGTCTTAAGAATGCTCTCAACAAGCTCTGGTATTGCTTCTGTAAGCATATCTACTATCTTATTTCTAGTGTAAAGAGTAGTCTTTTCCTTTTCCCTTTGTGCTGTTGCATTATCTGTTTTCTTAAGGTCTATTCCTAATGTGCTAGGACTTATAATACCTTGTAAACACATATCAATAGCATTCGCATAACTCTCTACATAAGCTAAATAATTAATGTCAGCTTGCTTCATATCAATTTGATTACTAGCATTTTCTGCAAGGCTTGTACCTACTGCAATAAACTTATTATCAAATGAATTAGGCTTTAATGGCTCTCCTGTGCTAGGATTTCTAGGTATTAAATCCTCTGGTATGTACTTTTGTACTCTTCCATCTCTTATAGCATCTATCCACTGAATAATAACTTCATCCAATGCATCAAAAGCATCTGATTTATTATCAAATATGCTCTTCCCTCTATCTTCCCACTTAGGAGATTTAAAGAACATTAAAGGCACTGCCATTATGAAATCACCATTAAATGTTACATCCTCTAATTCCTTAGTTTCATCTAAAATACTTAAAGGAACTTCATTCTCTCTATCATCTACTAGATTATATCTAACATATCCCTTACCATAACTCTCTATAAGCTTATACCTCTTATTATTCTTAGTATAGTAAGTAAAGAATTTTATCTCTTTTAATCTTCCTCTGTTAGATACATATTCTACTCTGTCACCTTCAAAGAACTCTATAATTGGATATTTAGATATATCAGTATCTATAGATAACTTAAATGCTCCATCACCATTTACCAATACTTTAGTGATTATATCTCCAATGTTATCATCAAACTTATTGTCTTTTCTTATTTCTTCCCATACCTTGTTAGTTTCTTCTCCTGTTACTTCAATACTATCTATATCTGCAACTACTATATCGCTTAACCTATCAGCAATCATAGCAGGCATACCAGAGTGTATTTTTCTTATCATTAAGTCCTTACTTGGTACAGCACTCCAAAATCTAGCTTTATTAACTGGATCACTTGATATATTCTTAAAGAACTGTTCTAACTCATAAGCTTCACCTCTATACCATAGCTTATTTCTTATAAGATTAGTTTCATATGTATAAGCTTCTTGTATAGTTATACTTCCTTGGCTTGCTGGTTGAACATTTAAAAACTTTGTTGCTGCTTTAGTAAGCATATTCTTTATCCCTCCTAATAAACCCATTTTACTCCTCCTTGTAATCTCCTATCATCTTTCTAAATGGTATCCATGCATATTGACTAGAGTTAATTGTATGGTCGTTAGCATCTTCTGGCTCGTCCTCATCTTCTTTCCATGAATAAGTTTCTAATTCCCTTATATGCTCTTTACAAGTATCAACTACATAATAGAATACCTCTGTTTCATCACTTCCCATCCAACTTAATAAGAAGTTGATTCTATCTAGTATTTCAACTTTCTTATAAGAATTAATAAAGTTATACAAATTAGGTTTTTGCCTTTTTAATTTCTTAAGTTCAGTTATAGTTGCTTGGTCTGCACTATCAACAAATACATCTCTAGCAAATCCCCATTCCTTTCTGTTTCGCTCTAAAAACTCAACAAACTTTACTGCTGTATCAGATGGTGCTAATGGCTTTTCCTTATTATCTTTATTGTTATAAGTTTCTTCGCTTAAATAAAATAACTTCTTATCAGCTGTAATCCCCATGAAAGTCATTGCTATAGTATCATTGGATTGGCTTGAATAAGAAGTATCTAGTCCAGCTGTAAACTGTACAAACTTTATTTTTTTATCTTGTATTTGTTTCTTTATTGCTGCTTTATTTGTTAAGTTTCTAGTTCTATCAAAGTTACAAAATATTAATCCTGTAGCTCTTCCCCTAAGTCCAAGTATCTTATTTTTATAAAATTTAGTACCTTTAGGAGCACTTAGCTTCTTTTTCTCTATATCTTCCTCACTAAGACTTGCATTATCATAGAAATCAAAAAACCAGTAAGTCCAACCTTTCTTGGATTCACTGGTTAACTGCTCCATAATTTCTCCTGGCACATCCTTCTTATATTTTTCTAATGGTCTAGCACAATTTATAAATTCACTATAAACTGGTAAGTTAGGATCATCTGGGTTAAGTGTCATCATCATGTAGTCATTTCTAGTACATATTTCTCTTATGAAATCAATACTTGCTGTATTAGCTTCATCAATAAGTACACAACCAAATTGAGAACCTAGAGCCATCTTCCACTTTTTTACATTGTCATATCCTAATATATAAATTATCTTTTCACCATTAGGTGTTATATACCTTATATGAGGTATCTTATTATCTTTATCACCATTTCCATTGTATCTTACTAAATCTCCAAATACATCTAATATTCCATATTCCTTCTGAATTATATTCTTTTCAGCTACACCAGTTGTCTTTGCTGCTATTACATGCATTTTCTTTTTAGACTTAGCAACCATTAACATAAACTTAGTAATACCTACTGTTGTTTTTCCTGCTGCTGTTGTACCCTCTAATACTTCTACTGGTGCTTTATGCTTTAAGAAATCTTTGTATTTAGGAGATAACTTAAATTCGTCAGGCATTAGGTATCACTCCTTTTTATACATTTCGTGTTGACCTACGCGAAATATTAATTTTATCTATAAAAGTTTAAATATGCTAAACTAAATTTGCTTATTTTATTATTTATAAATGGCTTAACTACGTTATTTTCATCAATTTCGTTTAATGAAGATTTAGCGAAATTACTCTTCTTCATCACCTAATTGGTTTAATATAGAATCTAATTTAGCTGTAGAGTTTACTGTTGCATCAACTTTCTGCTCTACTTTATCTACAAACAATCTATATCTCTTACCTAGTAACTCTGCTGCTTTAGTTCTATCTTGCAGTGAAGGATCTAAACCAAATTGGTCTTTTTCTTCACCTCTCATTACCTTTGTGAGATACTGGAGGACTTCTTCACCTTTTGCTATTCTTGCATCTTCTATTTTTGCTAGCCGTTCTTCTATATAAGTAGAAATGCAACTATTTGCAACTAACTTATGTGCATTACCTCTTGCATACTTCTTGCTATATCCTGCTTTTATAGCTGCCTGCTCTGCATTTCCTAACTCTATATAATAATCTGCAAAAGCTTTTTGCTTAGGTGTAAGTTTCTTATCCATCCGCTCCACCTACATTCTTATATAAATCTACTAGGTATAGTAATACTTTTATTTTACTGTAGAATACTTCTCCTTTTTTAGGATGTATATCATATACAATGTATTTTGTTATTAATTTATCTTCTTCATTATAGAATTGTTCTGTATCTATTTTTATGTAATATCCTTTTTGCTTTAGGGCCATTAATAACTTATTTATTTTAC